CCTTGCAGTCTGGGGTGGCAGAGGTTGATACCAATAACGTAGGTTTGTGGAAGTTTGATCGGACTGTCTTTACCGAGGCTTGCTTTGCCAGAGGCAGGGGTAACGTGGATCTGTTCCGTGATAAGTTCTCCGATAAAAGATTTAAAGTCTATGCCTTTAGACGCTAGCCACTTGCGGAAGTAGACTTTATCCAGAAGCATGGTGCCTTTGTCCAGCTTGGCAGCAGAGTCTTTGCGGTATAGATCGAAGCGAACCCGTACCTCCGCCCTCGGTATCCTTGCAAAATCTGGTGTAGCTTTCATCCCAGTGGTATGGATGATGGTCAGTGCAGCACCAGCGTGGTCGTTCAGGAACTCAGCGATCAAGTCAAACGCATCCAGCCTTGTCTCGACAACAAGTTTGCGAATAGCACCTATCTGTTCTAACACCCACTCCACACCCGATTCCGTGCGACAAGCTAATAGTCCCCACTCTTTTGCCAGCTTAAGTGAAAGGTCTGCTAGCACTATGGTCTGCTCATAGTAGCGTTCTTCGCCTGAAAACTTAACGCCATACTTTCTGTGGAATGATGCATAGGCTTCCGTTAGCATCGCCTTGATCGCATCGGGTCCAAGTTCCAACAACTTCTTGACGAACACTCTGCCTGCTGTACCGTAGTGCGTATTCACAAATCCGTAGACTTGCCGACCTGCCGTGCTGTCTTGCTTGAACAGTGGATGGACGGGCACTTGTATTTCCAAAAGCCTAGCAATTTGCGCAGTGGTTTCCATACCGGAGGCCACCAGTTTGGAAGCGAAGGATTTGTTGGTCGACACAATAACTGGTGCGGCGAACTCTTTGGCTTCACGTTCTTCTGCGTTACGGTTTAACCTTGCCTTGTCCCGTCCTTGCGACACCCAGTAGAGGAAGTCTCCGACCTCTTTATCAGGCATCATGGTGGCTTCGTCGATCGTTAGTGGCATGTGGCAATACAAACCAAGGCGAGAGAACAAGGTGTTCTGTGTGTACTTCGCGGCGAAATGCAGCTTATCTGGGCATCCCCAAACCGACTGCGCCCACAACTGAGCAAGTGATTTACCACCGCCAGTATCACCGCACAAAGATATTGTGCTTCCCTTGAGACCAGTGAATACATACAACGGGGCAGACAGACTTACGCCAAGCGTAAATATATGGGCGTTTAGCTGAGTCTTATCCAGCAGTGTGGTGAAGTCTCTCCATTCCTCAAGCGTACCCATAGTCCCGTAGAAGTCACTGCCGATCCGTTGAGTGGTAGAAGTCAGGGAGATGTTTTCTTCTATAACGGTGTTGTCGTCTTGCTTACGCAGAATCGTGTCACCAATCACAAACTCTTTGTAGTTATTCTTCCAACCCATAGAGGCATACATGTTTGTGAGAGTACGTGTCTGCCGCAACTGATCCATGTATGAGCGCAGCATAAGTTGAAAGAACTCCGTTTGACGTTTGTTGTACAGAACGATCCCCTGATCTGCTATAGATGTAGGGAACTCACGACTACCCTCAGTCAGAAAAGCTTGCCGCATCGTAATCGGTTGCCAGCCAACATGAGGACGCTTCCACTGATATCGTACGACTTCATAACCTAACGATTCATCTCTGCCATAGCTTACGGGATATATATCGAACGGGCATACGTCAATGTCGGTATCGTCTATGGTTACTTTGATGCCACGGTCTGTGCGCTTGAAGGGTTTAGGCAACGGCACTGCTTTGGCTGCGGCATCAAGCACATCTGGATCAATACCCACTTCTTCATACTGCACACCCAGTCGCGCTGGACTGCCGATCTTGTCCTTGAACTTACATCCCTTGCACCCACCTGGGCGGTCTGATTCAAACTTCTGGCAAGTTGTTGGCCCAGTGGCTCCCTGCTTCCAGTGATTCAATTTGTATAATGTCTTTTGTTCCGAGTAGGTTGGGTGGTCTTTGCTCCACTCTAAAGCAATCTGCTCTGAGTCATGGCAGTGCGCAGCGATACCGATCAGGTCATACCATAGAGGCTCAGATACATCGGCCTGATTCTCCACCGCCCAGCGGATTTGCTGGCACTTATTTAGAACTGACTTGGCGTTGGTGGGTGGGAAGTCTTGCTTGACTGCAAGGTTCTGCAACAAGTTGCTGGTTTGCTGCGGGGGGTGGATCAATTTCTGATCCATATAGGTAACTAATTTCTGGGCTAATTGCTCTGGATCTACGGGTGTGCTGTTAACAAGTAGCCGCACCTCGTTGCCGTTCTTGGGATTGTGTGTGCCTAGTGGTCGGAGAACCAGTGCGTTGTTGGTCGTAAGCCCTGCGTCGATGTCGAACTTATGGTGCAGTGCCGCTGATTTCATTGCTGATGCAAGCGGTTTCCACTCCTCTGGAGCTGCGGCTCTGGTCAAACACCAGTAAACATGTAGTCCGTTGCCCGAATGGATAATCATCGGGGTAGGTAGGTCCATAGTCTCAACGAACTTACCTAGGGCTACGAGTCCTTCCTTCCACGTTGGAAATGGTTTCGTGTCGCCGCAGTCTACATCTAATGCAACAACCTGCGTCAGATGTACGTTGCTCTGCTTGCGACTACCCTTCTCCTTGAATGAGGATATGGCGAAGTATGTGTTGTTATCTGTCTCATCTAATCTTTTTACTGCGATTGCGAGGTCTTCCACTGAAGTGAAGTAGCCCTGCCGCTTAGAATCTTCGTTGATTACAGTAGCGACATAGATCCCTTCAGATGGAAGAACCCGCTGTAGAAATTCCAGCGTGTTCATATTTGCCCCTGTTAGCGGGGGATTTCTCCCCCGCGTTCCCTATTGATCTGCTTCTAACAACTGTTTGAGGTGTAGCGCACGTTGTTTGGAGTCCATCGCACGTACTTGTGCAGAAGGCCAGCCGTGCCCTGTATACACGGCTAACAAACGACGAAGGGCTATTCTAACCTGCTCATCACTGCTAGGACGTAGTGTTTTACCCTGTACCCAGCTATGATAAGTCATCCGAGATACTCCAAACAACTCCGACATATCTTTCATCGTAAGGAGCATCTCTTTGCGCAACTCCTCAACTTTTGTAAAGTCAATTGGTTGCTTAAGCGTCATCTGCGTTTACCTCCCCGACAAGTGCTGCAATGCTATCTGCTAGGGACGTAGCACTAGCCGTTGCCACGGCAGCAGCGGCTTCTACTGCAGGCTTAGCCGCTTTTTTGGGTGCACCAAAACCACGCTTAGGGGCAGCAGATTCAGGTTCCGCAACAGGGGCAGGGGCGGGAGTAGGTTCCACTGCCTTTATCACGGGCTTCGGTGCAACTGGTGCTACTGCAGGTGCTGAGATTTGTGGCACTGCAACAGGCTGGCGATTGGCTTCGCCAGTAATCTCTTTGATTGCGGTCGATCCGAACAGTGGGTCAACTGCAGTCTGCGTCTCGGTGTCATTGAACCCGCCGAAACCAAAGATCAATTTCGGGAATGACGCATCAGTGTCGAATGATACACGAGTAGTCACAATCTCGGGGGCAATACCACGCATCGAGAGTTCTTTCTGATACTGGTTCAATCCCTTGAGTGCCGCAGGAGTAACCTCCAACAAGTACACAGGGCCGCTAGGATCTTCAGCCGATACAACTGCCAGTCGCTTCTTGTCTGAGCAAGCCTTGATCTGCTGACCAGTCGGAGTCACTTTGGAACCCCATGCGTTTTGCGGACAGGACGCACAGAGATCATTCTGTGGTGATGTAGCTTGAGGGTCAGGCCCGATACCATCCAGTGAGAAGCAGTCAGGTGCAGTAGGCTCAGCGTCTTTATCCCATGCTTTTGCATACCATGTTTTGCTCAGTCGTGGGTTGGCTCCGACAATGACAACATCAATAGTAGTGGAGTCCAGTACAGTCTCAGTGTCACCCTCGACGATGCGGAAACGTGCGCCTTTAATGCTGATACGTGGGATGGATTCACCGCCGGTAGCAAGTCCGCCTGCCATTGATTGTGCAAGCAGAGATGGTGCGCCGATACGAGCGGCAAGGTGGGCTGGTACTTGGATGTTTGCAGGTACAATGTTGCTCATAGGAATCTCCTTATAGTGAGCGGGTTAACGAAATTTCGGGAAATAACTCTAGCTGCTCGGGGATACTTTTATCTTTAGAAATACGCTCCCTAACAGCGCCAGTTATGATGTGATCTGCAATTTCTCTTTCATCTTTGCAGTAAAAAATTCTTCCGTCCTCCTCTTTGCGTATTAAATAACCATTGGCAATCTTGTACACCGCAATAGCAGGCGGCATATTGTCTACCAATAATCCTTTTAAGTTCATGTCAATCCTCTGCTTTAATGGTTGGCTTGCGAATACTTACGTCTATCTTTGTGCCATAGCTAACGCCGGGTGGAACTGCCTTATGCTCTTGTATGTATTCCCGAACGGCAGTCTTGGTCACAGACTTCTGCAACATTTCATACCGCTCGTTGGATATAACAAACTCCAATAAGCTGTCCCAGTTTTCTACGTTGGCGTAGTCCGTGGTCGTTAAGAAGGCTGTACCAAACTTATCCGATTTGATCTGAGTAATACCACGATCATCCATAATCTGCTTAAGGTACTTCTCGATCAGCAACATACTGTCGTTGATCGGCTTAAGCTTAGCTTTGGTGTCAGCCTCTATCTGTTCTTTGTCTCTGCGCAACGCTACATACTTTGCTAGCACTGCTGCATCTTTTACTGCGGTCATATAGTCACCTCGTAGTTTGTTGTTGAATCAAATCAAGAAGCAGCCCTTGCAATTTCTGACGATTGCGTAGCCTTTCGTACATCCTATGCTCAAGGTCTGTTGCCTCGATGTGGATTACGTTCGACACATGCTTCTTACCAATACGCTCGATGCGTCCGTTTGCCTGTGTGTACTGCTCGTTGCTGTTGATGGGACCGTACCAGATAATGGTTGATGCCGTGGTGAGCGTAAGACCATGCGCCATTGTTCCGGGGTGGGCTATCAGGACATGCGGATTCTTGTTGTGCTGGAAGCCATGGAATATCTGGTTTCGTTTGTGGCTGGAGACTTCTCCATTGACGACTCCAACATCCCAGTGCTTGCCAAGTTCTCTCTCTAACATATGCAACGTGCCAGTCAACGGCACGAACACAATCACTTTCTCTCCTGCTTCTTCAATAATCTCTTTAACTAGGTTTACCCGTGGTGTGCAATCGACGTGGATGTTCTGGCCGTCATCGCCGTAAGCAACACCACAACATATCTGTATAAGTTTCTGTAGCTTGACCGCTTCATTAACTGCAGTGATGGTGCCAGCAACCGATGCCTCGGTTACGAAGTGCTTCAACATATGTGTGTAATGCTTCTTCTGCTCTGCCGTAAGATCAACTTGTCTGGTCTGGATAATGGTGTCAGGCAGATCAAAACACTCGTCACGAGTATAGCGCACAGCAGGTTGTAAAATCTGCTTGACAATATCTACTGACTCGGGGCGAGGCATAAACTTCCACTGCCCAATCTTCATCATCACCTGCTCACGAAAGGCTGTGTACGTCTTGGTGCAGTAAGGACTGTTGACCAGCTTGGCTAGTGCCCACGCATCTGTCGGGTCGTTAGGAGTAGGCGTGCCGGTCATCATCCACAAACGTGTTTTAGGATGTAGGTCCATCCATTTGCGAAATACTTTGAACCTCTGCGTCGACGGGTTGCGAAGAACTGCGGCCTCATCCACGATGACCAGATCAAACATACCCTTCGCAATTTCCGAAATGATGGGGAACCCGTCGTGGTTGATGATGTAAAAGTCAACCTCAGTATTAAGGAGTTCGATCCGCTTCTTACTCGTGCCGTACAGAACCCTGAACTTACGGTGTGTCAAGCCGGTAAAGATCCCGTCACCCCACACCCGTTCTAGTGTGGATAGTGGGGAGAGAATCAGCACCTTTTTAATATGCTTGGTTTTAATCAGGTAGTCCGCAGCCCACAGTGCAGATTGTGTCTTACCCGTGCCAATCTCATTGAGCACTAGCCCACGATGCGCAAGTGTCAAGAACGCTGCAGTTTGTTTCTGATGCTCATACGGTGTGAACTCACCAGGCCAGTTGTAGTAGTGGAGGATGGGGGAGGGAGCCTTGATGCCTAGGTTACGTAGTACACGGACTTCATCCAGTCTATGCGGCGTGACCACGAACGGAATACCGGAGTGCTGTAGCATCCGTGCTGTAGGTATGCTGTCAAGTACTCTATTTGGGTTGTTAAGTTTCAACGCCAAAGCTTTGGACTGCTCAACAACGATCATGTGTCACCCGTTTTTATTTATGTAGTTCTGTACTTGAAGCAGGCTGGCTTCGTCACACACCAAGAACCACTGCCCACCTGCATCCCTAATCTCTGCACCACACCGCACCTGTAGTTCTGTTGGCTTCTTGGTACGGTCTGCCTTTACTTCTATACCCACGAACACCCCGCCAATAATGGCAATGATGTCGGGGATACCTGCCTTCCCGAACCCGTTGTTAGCGGGGAAGAAGTACCAAATCTTGTGTTCTTTTAGGAGGTCTGTGACCTTCTTCTTTACTTTACCTTCGGGAGTATTGTAACTCACTTTACGTTCCTGTCAAGTAGTGTTAAACCCTAGCACTCACACAGTCGTGCCGAGCGGGGCAAAAGCGGCACAATCCTGACGGGCGCATAGGCCAGTTGTCATGTTCTACCGATAGGTAAATACGCCGAATCCTCTTAATGACATCAGCCCATATCTCGTTGCTCTTACTACGTGGATACACCTCCGTATCCATGTCCATCGTCTTGAGCCAAACCAAGCTGGTCTTGACTTGCTGTACTTCAGGGTAGTGCTTGAACACTTGCGCTGCGAACAGTTGCATCTGAAAGAAGTCTACGTTTCGCTTGCCTGTTTTCCAATCCATAACAATGGCTTCATCACCATTGACAACAAGTATGTCAAGTTTGCTACGCAACCACGCATCTGCATCCCACCAGCCAGTCGGTGTAAGGTTCTCGGTCAGGACAAGTTCCTTCTCGATATGCAGTTCCCCATGCCTAGCGATCCGCTCAACCGATGCGCACAGAGGTTCGTAATGTACAACTTCTTGTGGTAAGTCTGCACCCTTGAGCCGTTCCTCAAGAAAGGCATGTACACGTTCGCCATGCTTACTCGCTTCACCGCCCTCATCAATGACATCCTTTGCCACACGCTGGCGGAAATACCGGTATGGACATTGTTCGTACAGCTTGACCGAACTGTATGAGTGACTCAGTTTCATATTGTCAGCAGTGGGACTTCCACTGCCCTTACATTAGTAGAGTAGTAATTGTATCAGGTATCGCCGTAGGTGTCAGCAACACCAGATTCACACGCTACCGGTAGTCCCTTCGCCCAGACTGGTGGGGTGGACATGATCTCCACAAGAAGTTTCTCTGCGTCTGCTGCCTCTGCGTCTGGCGCTGTGATGATGATCTCGTCATGAACTTGAAATGCCACATGGTAGTGTTGCCCGATCGCTGCCATCTGTTCTGCGATAACGATACGAGCCAGTGCCTGAATTAAATTCTCTGTGACTTTGCCGCCGTAGATTTTTGTCCAGTTAATTTCCTTGACCACGCCTGTCATCACTCGGGCTTCCACTGCCTTCTTAAACTCTCGGGCATCTGCAATGTAGAGGAACTGCCCACCGTCCACCCGCAGTGCTGGATACCGTATGCGCAACTTGTTGGGTAGCACTATGCCCTCGTTGTCGTACAAGATAAGTGGAGCGATCTGCCCACTACCACTAGTAACGATGCCGTTCAAAGCATTGCCACATAGGTTCCACAATTGTGTGACCTTAAAATTCTTCTGCCGATACAGACGCACAATCCTGTCGGCTTCATGCAATTCCAACTTCACAGAGATGCCGCCCTGTCCTATCTCTAAAGTGCGTCTAAACTTCTCTGCACCCATGCCGTACCCGAGTCCAAGAATGCAGGTCTTACCAACAAACCGCTCGACCTTATCTTCTTTAGTTATCCTGCGTCCGTAAACTTCTGAGGCAAACTCAGAGTACACATCTCGCCCTTGCGCAAACGCTTCTACTAAATCTTCTTGCCCTGCAATGTAAGCCACCATACGAGCCTCGATCTGTGCCGAGTCACATGCAATGATCTTATAGCCTGCCGGTGCTCTGAGCGCACGACGAATAGAGTTATTGCCACGAGTTGGTAAGTTCTGTAGGTTCAGTTTGTCACCACCAGAGAAGCGGCCTGTGTGTGCGCCGTAGTAGTTAAGCATGATGGGTAGCCGCCCACGCTTTGCCACCCCAAGCAGAGATTCTGTTCGGGTTTCTTCGATGGTTGATTTAACTCCAAGGCGAGCGGCGACTGCAACCTGCACTCTCTCATCAGGATGTTCCAGTAAGTCAGTAAACTCTTTGTCGGTTTTGGAAAAGGCGTAGGCTTCCTTGCCGGTGCGTAGGCTAGTCTTTGTTGGTGGTGTGACTCCAAGGTTTTGCAAGTACTTCGCAAAAATCTGATTGCTCATCAGCGTCTTGGTAATTGTTTCATCAGTGATGCCGGTCAAACCCATGTCATCTAGCAACTTCTTCTTACCTAGCTTGACTTGGTTTAAGTGCGTCAGCAGTACATCAGTATCCAACTCGATGACTGGTTCAGTATACATGCGCAGCGTCTGGTCAATGACCATCAACTCACTGACGGGAAATCCCTTGCTCAGTTTCTTAAACAACTGGTAGGTCAACTCCACATCGTTCTTACAATACTCACCGTACCTAGCAAGTTCTTCTGGTGTGAAGTCCGCCCTGCGTTTACCAACGGCGTTGAGAACTTCAGTCCCCTTCTGCCCTAATCCATAGTAATTTGCTAGGGCTTTCAGACTACCACCTACCGTCATGTTGTGAAGTGGTCGCGCTATGCTCAGAGTGTCGAGCCATAGCTTGGGCTTGATTCCGAAATGCCATGACAAGATTGCCCCATCGAACGCAGTGTGATGACATAGGATAGCCTTGTCTCGGTAGTCGAGACTGTTGAGGAACTTACCTACGTTGTCACCCGAGTACCAGTCGGTCGGGTAGTTGTTGACCTTAACGCCTACACCGATCACCTCAAACTGCAAACTTCGGATATAGGCTTCGGTTGTTATCTTAGAAAGAGAGTAGTCCTTGTCGTAGTAAGTTTCAAAGTCGATCGTCACTATATCCATTTAGCTTCCAGTCTATCTATGATCCAGACATGTAGTCGCCGTGTCTCTGCAATAAGTTCTTGCACCAGTGGCTTAGCTTCCTCTACTTTGTTCTGTATCAGCAGAAGTTTTATTTCTTTGTTAAGTCTTGTCATCTCTAGCATGATGCTAGAGTAATCAAGAAAATCATTCTTCATCTAACCACTCCTTGTAGTCTATCGGAAACAAGTTTTGCGTAGCCTGCAATGTCCACCCACGAGTCTGCATAGTCTGGATCACCGTTGATAATCCTAGCGATCTTGTGACAGATCATATCCAATGCCTCTTGTTGATCATCGTCCAAACACTTGTCACGCTTCTTGAGATGTAGGGTAATCATCTGCTTGAGTTCTTGGGATACCTCAGCGTGCCCTATGAAAGGGCCGTATCTACCACCTCGCTCTGTAAGTGTCTCAGTTATGTTATCCATACCATGCTCACTTCACAGGTTGTTTGTTGGCCCAGA